GCAGAATATAAATTAATACATAATGAATTCTTGTCAAAGAAATTTGGATTTAAAAAACAATCATTTGTTGGAACAAGAAACTGTGGTTCAGCTTGTTTTATAATGAAATATTTATTAGAAATGGAAGGATATGATGTAAAGGTGATAAGAAATTCTAGAAGAACTGAATTTGGATTAGAGGACCACGTGTTTTTGGATGTAGATAATAATATATTTGACCCTACATACAGACAATTTATGATTGATAATCGTAGAAGAGATAATATGTGTTTGTATAAAAAACACATATTCTTTGAATTACAACCATTCTTAATACATAACATAGATGACATAAAATTTCAATTAAGTAATTCATTAGATGTGAATAAATTTGTTTATCATGAACCATTTACAACATTAGAAGAGTTGTTAGTAAATTGGGATTATCAAGAAGATGTGACAGAAAAATTTAATTTACACGATTATGTCAATAACAAGGATTTATTGAAAGATAAACCTGATTATTATAGTAATTTAATAAACGAAATATCATCATAACTTTTCAAATTTAATATTAATACCTTTTTTAAGTGATTCTCTTACAACCTCATTCAAACATTTTTTATACGTCAAAAAAATTTTGTCTATTTTTTTATTAATTAATTCCATTTCTACTTTATCGTGAAAACTTATTAATGTTTCCGCAGCTTCAAACATTTCCCTATCAACTTGATTTACTATTTTTCCTGACCTTAATTGCATATATTTAAACAATTCTATAATTTTTAAGTCCTTTAGTTAGTGCTTTTTTTTTAGTTCCTTTTTTATTCACGAATCTTCTAGTTTATCATAATGTAGTTTCAAACATAATAAAACCATACTCAAAAAAATACACACTGCGTCGCATATAATAAGTGGTAAATTTACATTATCATAAACGGCATAAATTACCCAAGTAATATGGTTTAAAACACCAATTAATAGAAAAAGCATTGATATATCCTTTGTTCTTTTTGTTTTTATTGTATGATATATTTGTGGTAATTTCATAGTTATAGTAAAAACAGTAGCGACTGTTCCAGCAACAATTCTCTCCATTTAGAGTATATAAATGTGTAAATCTGTTTTTAAAACAATTTAATAATTGTTTTGGAATACTAGTAATGGAAAGTAGCGCAAATTCAACTACCGAACACTGTTGTATTTGTTTAGAACAAAATGATATTGTATCGTGTTGTTTCAGGGATAAAATCAGACATATTCCTTGTAGTTGCAATATGTATTGCCACAAATATTGTTTTGAAAAAACCGATACTAAATATTGTATGATATGTAAGCAGAAATATAAATTATCTTGGGGAGAGAATCCAGAAAACCCCAAAAAACCAAACTGTTTTAAAAAATTTAAAAAAAAAATAAAGAAAAAATATATTTTTGGTAAAATTTCTCTCCAAAAACAAAATAGAAGACTAGAAAATTCAGTAAGAAATTTTATGAATATGTTATATTATCCAGACTTTGGTAATTGTTGTTTAGATATGAGTGCTGCAACTCTTTATAGCATTATTGTCTTGTTTTTTACAATATTTTGTGTATTTATTGGATTAAGTATAGGTGGATATTACTTAAATATATTGATATGCTGTGTATTTAATTTATGGGAAAATGAGCATTTTTGTTTATTAGAACTTAGTGATGGTCTATTATATTTACTGGGTATTATAGGAGTACCTATTTTAATAGCAAATACAGCTTGTTGTTATATGTGTTGTGGGCCATTACTTGCACAAGATAGAACAGCTAATAGAAGAGTTTTTCCGTATGGTTTGGTTTAAAAAAATATTTAGTAGATTTATATATGGGAAATTGTGTAGATAAAAACAAAGTGAATCCAGATGACAATGATTTTTATAGTATTGGTTCAGTTCATACTATAAGAGACTTAAAAGATTTGAAACTAGACTTTATAGATAATGCTCCTGATAAATACAATATTAAGGTGGTTGATTCATTAATAGATGGGGAGGTTATTGTGTGACACTGCTATTATAAACATTGCAAGTATCGGTAACAGCCCAACCATTTTCTCTTTTTTCCACATCTCCTGAAATCCATATAAATTTACCCTTGTGAACTAAACAAACACTTCCAGGACTTTTATGTGTTGGACGAGCTCGAAAGCCATCATTTTGTCCTAGTAAATTTCCATTAGAGTCATAAACATTATCACCCATCTTGATACTATTATAAGCATTATACAAGTGCTTTGCCCAAGCTATTTTCGGCATTGTATGTTATATAACATTAATATTATAGTTTTAAGTTTTTCAATTTTTCTACATTAAATTGAAAAACTACACTTCGATTCTTCGCCTTCGTATAGTTGTTCCATTAGGGGTAACTACCCCTTCTTCGATTCTATACATAGGATTTGTATCTATTTTTAAATTTCTTGTTTCAACTGCCATAGCGGTAGGAACACTATCTTGCAATGTCGGTACCATTCTTGGCAATTCTACAACAGGTTCTGTATTAGATTCTCTATTATCTTGTTTATCACTTTCACATAATTCACACAAAATACAACAACATCCTAGGCAATCTTTAATTTGGTCTCCATATCCACAACAAAAAAGGTCATCAATATAATCTTCTATCATTTCTTGTAACCAACAGCGCCAAATACAAACTAATGCAGCAAATACACTTAATCCTAATGTAATAAAAAATCCAATCTGCATCCAAAAACTCATAGGTTCTATTTCTTTACAATTACATGTATTATTTGTATATATTGATGACGGAGGACTAGTATCATAACTATTATATACACTAGGTGGTAGAGTAGTATTATTATCCATCACAGGAACTTTCACAATAACATCCTTATACCTTGTTTTATTAATAAAGCGAGTTTTATTTATCCAATTTATTTTAATTAAATTTGTAATATTTTTAACATTTGTGATATTATATTTTTCTCTCCAAATTATTTTTGTCAAAACATTTGTAATATTAAAAATGTTTGTTTTATTGATATAATTATACTTGTCAATAAGATTAATGATTTCTCGAGTTATGTTTGTGAATATAGTTTTATTGGTATAAATAGGTATATCGATAAACCTTGTTTTATTAATGTAATTTACTATATCATTTATATTTGTGATATTTTTAACATTTGTTATATTCTTGTAATTATATATTGTTTTATTAATGAAATTTATCACTTCTTGGGTATTTGTTATATTTTTGTAATTATAAAGTGTTTCATTTAAATAATATATGATTGTTTTATTAATATATTCGTATAAGGTCTTATTAATATGATGGTATATTGTTTTATTTGTAATAGTTTCACAAGTAGCCTTACAAATTGGTGTCATATGATTGGCTCCTGTTCCGTGAGAATCAGGAGGCATATAAACTCTATTATGTAATGTATCCAAATAACATCCACTTACTGGATGTTCAGGATGTGGAATACCTTGAAAACTTTTATCACTAGCAACTTCTTGTTGTGCCTTCTGACATTCATTTATATTTTTAATGTGAGAAAATCCTAAGGGACAAGTATTTGTTCCGGGTGTTTTAATTTGATATGGTATATATTTTAATTGCTGAACATCAACATAATTTGTTACATTAACAATATTACTAACATTAACATATCTACTTTCTAATGTATAATGTCTAATAGGTAACATATATGTATTACATTCGTGAGCATAATTACCCCATTGTTCTTGAGTTACCCAAGTAAAATTATTGGGATTAGGACATTCATAAAATCTACAATGATATGCTTCAGTTGGAGATTTTGTAGAATCCCCAAAACGACTCACCATATTACATTTCCCTGTCGGCTCTTCTATGCATTTTGTTTTACATTTTTCTAATATTCCCCATAAATAATTTTGAACATTTGTAGCTTGTGAAAAAGGACAATCTGGTCTTTTACCAGTATGTGCTGTATCTTTATACCAAATACTATCAGGTATGCTATATGTATCAGATTGAACATAATCAATATGAGCATTGCTAACTGAGGTACAGCTAACACCTTGAACACATTTAAATGTAACAGTAGAGGGGCAACTAACGCATTCACACGAGCTTCCTGGTGATTGAGGACACCATACTGTAATTGTTCGACAATCTCTTTGTCCACTAGCTTGACAAGTTAATTTAAATGAGTTAGATTTTTTTGCATTTACAGTGCTAGATTGATATGCATCGTGACCACTTCCTTGAGTTTTAATCAAACAATCTTTACCCACTCCACAATTTAAAACGGTATTTTTACAGGTTCTTTCACTATTAGACGCTCCGCAATATATATTATATTCTCCATTCCAAACTTTATTGGCACACGCATCATGACCAGTGCAATAAATATTATTTGCGGATGTGAAAGTATTTGAACATAAAAGCATAAAAAAGATTATTAATAATCTATTCATTATAAAAAAATAAAAATTTATATTTAAGCAAAATACCAACTATATTATATTTAATTATAATATATGAAGTGTAGTGAATCAATGATGAAATATACAGGATATTTACATATCTTAGCCTTAGCAGTTGCTATTTACGGAACATATCATCAGGTCGATGCTGTTCAAAATAACAAACCTTTTTCTCCAGCTTTAGCAGTTGCCCTAACTGTTATGTTACTTTTGCGAGTTCCCAATCAAATTTGCGTAGCAACAAGAGAATTTCACGGATGGTATTCTGTTTTTGGAACAATAATGGGAGCAGCAGGATTTGCTTTCTTAGGTTATATGGAATATAAACAGTCAAAAAAACAAAAAAATTAATAAAAATTTATTAAATTATATATCTAATAAATTTAGTCACTAAAATAATCAAATGCATCTCCCAACTCACGAAATGCCTTGGATTTTCTTAGTTTTTCTAGACTGATAGCAGTAGCACTCTTTGTTTTTTTCTTATTTTTATTAGTATAAACATTAGTGGAAATTTTTTTCTTGGGATTTGCTTTTTTCTGTGCTTGATTAGACATAGTATGAGGGTTACTAATATTTTTTAAGGTTTTGAGTAAATCAATTTTATAAACTATATAGAATGAATGACAACATATAAGTAATGGAAGCAGTTAAAAAAGTACAATTGGAGTGTCATTGTTGTACTACTACAGAGGATGTCTATGTATGTGAATTAGATAATTGTGACTATCCCCTTTGTTCTACTTGTAAAGAGAAAGCTTTAAAATTAGAACCCAAATGTCCTGGTTGCAGGAGAAGTATAACAATTGATATAGAAGAAGATTTTGAGGTAGAAACTGATGAAATCGAAAGAGAAAGTATAGTATGTAAGCAAATTTGTAGTAGGCAATTAAAAGATAAAATAATAAACTATATTTACTACTATTCAATGTTAATGTTATTAATTAGCGCAATAATTATAGTAACAACAATAGTTGTATTAGCAGGTAGGATGGTAACAATGGTTTTTAAGATAGGTCCTAATGATTATTGGTGTGAAACATTAGGAGAGCATCATTTTGGTCATTTTGTAGGATATGGAATATTAGGCGCAATATTAGGATTTTTTATAATATGTTGTGGTGGTGGATTAATATATGAATGTATTTGTGGTCGGGATGATGATGATGGAAATTATTGGTAATGCGTAAAACGATATTATAGATTGTATAATATAGTTTATATGGAAGAAACCTTTACAAATTTATATGAAACTTGTGGATGGGGAAGTAATAATATGAAGGAATATAGTGGTAGTAGTGGTTCAGGAAGCACAATTTGGTTTAATGAAAATACTTATGTTCCATTTTTAAGAACTTTTATAATAAATAATAATGTAAAAAACATAGTAGATTTAGGTTGTGGAGATTTCGTGTGTGGTCATTTATTATATAAGAATTTAGATGTTAACTACACAGGTTATGATGCATACAAAAAGGTAGTTGAATATAATACTAAAAAGTGTGATAATTCTAAATTTAATTTTAAACACTTAGATTTTTGTAATAAAAAGGAAGAAATAATAGCAGGTGATTTATGTATTATTAAAGATGTTTTACAACATTGGTCATTAAAGAATATTTATAAGTTACTAGATTTTTTGGTTTATACAAAGCGTTTTAAATATATATTAATAACAAATTGTTGTAATCAACTTGTAGATAATACAGATATTCCAGATGGTTCTTGGAGAGAATTGGGCAGTAAATATTTTCCTTTAAAAAAATATGAACCAATAGTATTATATAAATATCATACAAAAGAAGTGTCTTTAATCAAGGTTTAACATATAGCCCCCCAAGATTTTGTAAAGTTTTCATGTTTGCACATTTCTTTTATAATTCTAAGAGAGTTTCTGGCATCAGGTAATAATTCATTCATATCTTTGATTACTTCATTTATTTCTGATGCAGTATGTGCTGTGTAGCCTGTAATAACAAAAAGAACAATAACGCTAAAAATAGCTGATATCGAAGCTGTATAAAAAAAAGAATAATTTTGCTTAGGGGTTCCTACAAGTGGTGCGTCCATTTAAAAGAATATAAATTAAGTTATTTATATTCATTTGTTAAAACAATTAAAAATTTAGTCCATAGCGGGATTGAACCGCTGACCTTGGGTTTATTAGACCCACGCTCTACCGACTGAGCTAATGGACTGTGTGCTGTTTTCATTTTGTCATAAGAGTTGGAATTGAACCAACGTAGAAGGAGCTTGAGTCCTACGCTTAACCACTAAGCTATCTTAAGGATTGGCTGTTAGAAAACATATGCCCGACCTGGGACTTGAACCCAGGGCCACAAGATTAAGAGTCTTGCGCTCTACCGACTGAGCTAGCCGGGCTAAAATACTATCAACATATAAACAGAACCTGCTTTGACCTCTTGCATACTAGGGCATTATACCCTAGGCAGGATTCGAACCTGCGAAGCACAATGGCGGAAGATTTTGAGTCTTAATTGTTTTTGATTTTTTGCTGTTAGTTGATATTTACCGTGCTCCCCTATGCTTACAGGAGGATTCGAACCGCCGAAAACTGGGTAATGCGCACTCCCCAGACCCTATACCAGCAGGTATGTAAGCATCCGTGCCCCACCCCGGATTTGAACCGGGAATCTCCCGCTTAGAAGGCGGTTGCCTTAACCATTAGGCCAGCAGGGCAGATTAATATTATAGCATCGCCATAATATTAATTTCTATCGTCTCTCATATACCAGCAGTGAGATTCGAACTCACGAAGCATCCGCACTCGAACTTGAGTCGAGCCCCTTTGACCGCTCAGGAATACTGGTGTTTGATAGAGAATTTTGGATTAGTCGAAAATTTTCTATCTTAATGATACTGGTTCCATAAATCTACGGCACTCTACCACTGAGTTACCCTGTTTTCACAAGGGCAGGGTTCGAACCTGCGACCACCGGCTTAAAATGCATGATAAATAGTTGCTGCGAGGAACCATAAATAGCGATGACAAGTTTCGATCTTGTGACCTTCTGGTTATGAGCCAGACACGCTTCCGCTGCGCCACATCGCTTGATGTAATATTTTTTACTTTGTTGGCTGTGGGGTTTGAACCCACGCGTTCGAAAACATCACGGCCTTAACGTGACCCCTTAGACCACTCGGGCAAGCCAACCATATTTTTTTTTCTTGTAATTATTTAAGTGGTCTTTCCCCTATTCTCCTGCCGTTACTGGGGCTCGAACCCAGGACCACGCGCTTAAAAGGCGCGCGCTCTACCGACTGAGCTATAACGGCTGTGTAATTTCCGTGCTCCCAATATCCTCCCCAGAGTCGAACTAGGTCCTCCAGCGTAAACGCTGTGGTGTTACCGTCTAACCAAGGATTAGTTTCCAGCTCCCAATGAATATCTTGTATCGCCTACCTTTAATCATCAGCTACATCTTATTCTGTGGTGTATTATTATGGCTCACCAAGCCCCGCTCCGGATAGGGATCGAACCTATGACCTCGCGATTAACAGTCGCACGCTCTAACCAACTGAGCTACCAGAGCAAGTTTAAAATTTTTTATTTTCCCACTACGGGACTCGAACCCGTGTCTCCCCGGTGAAAGCGGGGTATCCTGAACCACCTAGACTAAATGGGAATTAACCGCGCTTCCTCTAGGCATTGACGGGAATTGAACCCGCGTTACAGCATTCAAAGTGCTGCGTCCTAACCACTAGACGACAACGCCATTCAATCTTCTTCACCTATTGACTGTGATTAGACTATAAAAACTCCTATCAGTTCAATTTTCAGATATACATTGCACACTATACACCTGCTATTCACCTTTATACCAACACAATTATATATTACCATAATGCTTTAAGCCCTTTCCTTATAATATTTAATAAGTATTATAAGTAAAGATTTTATTTTTTTGCTAAATTAAATTTATTTTTTTGCTAGGAGAGCTTTCATCATCTCCTTGAGTTCATTAATTTGTTGTTGCTGACTTTCTATTTGTTGTTGCTGAGACTTAATACCCTCAATAAGTAATGGTGTTAATTTCTCATACCATATTGTTTTATATTTGTCATCTATTGGTGCTTTTGTTACTATTTCTGGTAATACCTTTTCTACTTCTTGCGCGCTTACACCAACCTGTAATTTATCGTTATCATATCCTAATGATTTCGCTAATTCATTTTCTACAAAATAATAACCATTGAGTTGTTTTATTTTTTCTATAGGATTTGTTATTTTACCTTTAAAATCCTTTAATCTTTCGTCTGAGTAGTAAGCTGTTATGTTGCTACCGCTACGAATCTCTCCTCTCCAGTAGTTTATCCCGCCGTTGGTAAGGGGTTTAAAATAATAATCAACATTGCCATTTTCGCTAACATATTTTACAATTATCGGGGAGTTTGACTCCGACCAGTCATTATCATAATCATCAATTACAAACATTGGGTTACGTACGTACGACTGATTGTGCAGACCACCAAGACGCAGCATAGCTTCATTACTGCTTGAGGGTGTATTAGTATTATTGCCCCCTATATGTATTTTAGACGAGGCGGGCAGTAAAATGTTGGCAGAACCTGTTATATTTCCACTAAATACAGGGCTCGCCTTTGGAGCCAACGAATTCAATGATGAAGCTACAATATACCCCGCTCCATTCGTCAATTGATTATTGTTAGTAATGGCAGCTGGAGCTCCGACTAAATTACTATAATCTAATGCTCCTATGAATTTACTTGCTGTTATAGTTGCACTCGTTGAGAGGCCAGTACTGGGCGTGCCCATCGAGTCGGGGTTTCCCCATGTTAGGCCTCCAGAATTGGCAGCCCTCCCATCAGGATCATACCAAGTGCGCGTCGAAAGCCAAGCTGGCTCTGAACCGTTGGATTTTATTTTTCCATTTACATCTAATTTAAAACCGGAATCTGGGGACTTTCCGATGCCCACATCACCAGAACTTGTTATGGTCATTCTCACATTATTGCCTCCAGTTCTAAATGTCATACCGGTTGTAGTGCGGTAAGTGACGCAACCGTGTGCGCTGTTATTAGATGCTCCAAATAATAAACCACCCTCGCTTCCATCTTTAGTTAAGAATTGTAACCAATTACTGTTATCATTACGTTCTAATACCATAATAGCATTGGCATTTGCGCCGTAACCTGTATCACTAATTCGTACATGTAATTTTTTGGCGGGCGAGGTTGTGCCGATGCCCACGTTGCCTCCATTGGTGGGCTGTAACAACAAAGGATACGAGGAGGC